TACATGAATTATTACCAAATGAATTAAGTCGTCAGGAAAGAATAAATAAATTTTTTAGTGAGTTTTTACAATTAGCAGGTCCTATTCCAAACTTTGATTTGGATGTAGATTTTGATAATGTACTGGATACTTGGAATGAAAATGATATTGCTAATGAACAGAATTTATATTATAGTGGAAGTTCAGTAATAGAAAATCCACAAACAGGTAATATAGTTAGGCTAAATAGACATGCACAAAACACTATAAATCAAAATAAAACCATACAAAGTCTTAGAGACACACTTAATAATTATCTTACTGATATTGACAAGAAAGTTGAACCTGATGTTGAAGATGATAGACCAGAGTATAAAAATAGAAATGATGGTTATTTAAAAATAAGAAATTTAAATCAAAGTATTTTGGTAAGAAATGAACAAGGTAATGATATTGGAATTGTGGGAAATGATATAAACAATCCTACATACTTAGACACAGGATTTACTATAGCCATGTGGGTTAGATTTTTAGATAGAACAGGTGGGGGAACTTTATTTAATTTTGGTAATCCTGTTAGAAGTTTAAACCCAAAAGGATTTAGGTTAGAAACATATACTCTTTATAAAAATGATAAGTTGAGACCAGATCAAGACTACACTTGGATGGAATATATACAAACCCATACTGAAGGTAGTGATTATCAACATGAACAATTACCAGGTAATGGTTGTATTAACCCATCATATGGACCTTGTTTTTCTGCAGACCATACATTTTTTAAAGATGGTGATTATGAAAGATTTGTGAGACTTATAGTAAGAGAAGATAATGGAGTTCCTCGTGAATCCAATACAGGTGCTAGAAAGGCCAAAGAGGGAATGGTTTTTGCTAGAAAAAATCACTCAGGTATGAATAATATACCAAGTAATGGAACATATCCAATAATATGGCCTGAAGAACAAGAGGATGCTGATAATCACTTTCCAAATAGATTATTAAGTTATACAAGAATCCCTATAGATTTTGATGAGTGGTATTATATTGTAGCTACATATGATCCATTCATAAAAGAAGACGAGTCATTTGATTTTGTAGATACTTATGCTCCTGATGGTGTACATACCTTATCTTTCTTTAGTGAATTTTGGAATGGTAATGTTTTACCAGAATCACAATTACCATCTGATGAACAAGTTTTGAATAATGATAATTTAAGTGATACAGACGAAATAGGTAAATATGTTACTCGATCAGAATATGGTAATAGATGTAAAGTTGAATTTATATCAAAGAGTGATTTATTAAGAGCTCGAGGTTTTAAACCAGAGTCTAATAGTCAAGGAGCAACTGCTGGTGGCAATCAAGTAGTCGGAGGATAATAGGTTATGAGTATGACTAATCTTTGTAATCCGGTGGGACCTTTTAATACCCCATTGGATGAAAATGGAAATATCATATTTACAGAAGAATTACATGGTGTTAATGCTGTAGTTCCTTTTAATGCATATTTTAATATTGTTAATAATCTTGAAAACGATTTGGATGGATATTATTTTCAAGGATCCACACTTTGGCCTATAA